TTAGCTGAGACATACGATAGAAATATCTTCAGAGCTATCACTCGTGGTGCTCGTAAGGCTTCTCCAATCTCTGCTACTAACAAGGTAGAGCCAGGTGGAACAACTATTCAAGTTGGTTCAGGATCTGGTGCTGCTGCTGATGCACTTGATGCAGGTAAGATAATCACAGCTTTCTATGATGCTGCTGCTGTTCTCGATGAGAAAGGCGTAAGCTCACAAGGTAGAGTTGCTGTTCTTAACCCACGTCAATACTATGCACTTATCCAAAATACTGGTGACAGTGGTCTAGTTAACCGTGATGCACAAGGTTCATCTTTACAGTCAGGTAACGGCATTGTTGAAATAGCTGGTATTAAAATCTACAAGTCAATGAACATACCTTTCCAAGGTAAGTTTGGTACATCTGCGACTATAGATAATGCTGGTTCTTTCGTTGGTGTTGATATTGCTGATGGTGGTGGAATCAATGGTGTTAATAACAACTATGGTGAAGCTAACTCCTTCGATACATCATGTGGACTTATCTTCCAGAAGGAAGCCGCTGGTGTTGTAGAAGCTATTGGACCACAGGTTCAAGTAACAAGTGGTGACGTATCCGTGATTTATCAGGGTGACGTAATCCTTGGACGTTTAGCAATGGGTGCAGACTATCTAAACCCTGCAGCTGCTGTTGAGTTACATACAACAAACACAGCTCCTACTGCGTTCTAACTATTTATACAAGAGAGTCTTTATGGCTCTCTTTTTTTTTAACAAAAAATATTTATGGCTACCACAACAATTGATAACGATACAGAACTATCCGCAGTAAATTCAATCTTGGGTAGCATTGGTCAATCTCCAGTTACTGCTCTTGATTATGCAAACCCAGAGATCTCATTTATATATAACATCCTTGGTGAAGTTAATAGAGATGTACAAAATGAAGGATGGCATTTCAATAAGGAATACCATGTAAAGGTTTCACCAGATGCAACAACTAAAGAGATAACTATACCTGATACATATCTGAGATATGACTTACATGAAGGTCACGATAAGTCTATGGATGTTGTTAGAAGGAATGGAAAACTATATGAATTAGTACAACATACATATGAGTTTGATGATGATGTCTACCTTGATATAACTCATCTATTTACATTTGAAAATATACCACCAGTATTCCAACGCTACATAATCTACAGAGCCTCTGTAAGAGCCGCTACACAGCTTGTTTCTAACCCACAGTTAGTTCAGTTATTACAAGTACAAGAGGCACAATCTAGAGCTGCCTGCATGGAGTACGAATGTGATCAAGGAGATCATTCATACTTTGGTACACCACATGAAAGTTCATATCTACCTTACCAACCGTACAATGCACTTAGGAGATAATGCCAAGTATAACTCAAACAATACCAAACTATGTTAGTGGTATATCAGAACAACCAGATGAACTAAAAACACCAGGACAATTAACAGTAGCTAAGAATGTCTTACCTGATGTAACACAAGGTTTATTAAAGAGACCTGGAGGTAAGTTGATAGGTGGATCAATGACTGTCTCTTCTGATCCAGTAGGTGATAATAGTCCTAAAGGTAAATCATGGTTTCATTATTACAGAGATGAAACTGAACAATATATTGGTCAGATACATAAGTTTGGAGATGTAAAGATATGGAGATGTAGTGATGGTCAGGCAATGACCGTTACAGATAATCTTTTTAAAAGTCGTATTGGTAATGCTGTAAAAGATTCAAATGGGATATGGACAATTACTTTAACCAATTGGCATCTCGACCATGGTGTACCTGCTGTAGGGGATTTAGTTTATTGTCAGTTTGCATTTTATGCTAATTCAAATCAGAATTTAGTAGTAACTGAAGTAGTAAGTAATACTGAATTTAAAGTACAAGATACAGATACTTCTACAGTTAGTTCTACCGCTATTAATGTTTATTGGAGTTACCTTACCCATAATAATGATTCGGATTTACAATTCCTAACACTTAACGATTACACCTACATAACCAACAGACAGAAGACTGTTGCTATGTCTTCTACAGTTGAACCAGTCAGACCTCCAGAAGCTTTTATAGAGTTAAAGAAAGTAGCTTATGCTAATCAATATGCAGTTAACTTGTTTGACGATACAACAACTACAACAGTCACTACTGCTACACGTATTGAAGTAAGTAGAGAAGTAGATAGTAGAAGTAGTTGTAATTCTAGTGGAGAATTCCCAAGTTCAGGTACTTTACCTGGATCAACAGGTTATACAGATGTATGTGATAATCCAGCATCAGGTGGGGATAGTGCTAACGATGATGACATGAGTCCTAATGTAGCAACAAGGATATTTTCAATAGATCATGGAGTTTCAGGTGATGCAGATGATGCAAATGGAACAGCACATACATATACAGTTACACCCAATGGAGGTAACGCAAGTGATAGAAAAAACCTTTACTTCCGAATAACAACTACGGGTCAATCAACACCTGAAGGTAGTAGTGCTACACCAATATATAGAACTAGATATACCACTACTAATGATCTTTTATATGGTGGTGAAGGTTGGAAGACTGGAGATGTATTCTATGTTTGGATGAAGAATGCTAAGTATAAAATTACAATTAAATCTCATAGTGAATCCAAAGTACAAGCTAACCTTGGTTTAATACGTCCAGAGCCTACTTCATTTGATACTAAAACTGTAGTAACTGCTGAAAGTATTTTAGGTGCTATTAGGGAAGATATAGTAGCTACTTCTAATTTTACTGATGCTAATGTTCAACAGATAGGTAATGGTTTATATATCACTAGATCATCAGGAACCTTTAATATATCAACACCAGTTAGTGAATTACTAAACGTACTATCTAGTGAAGTAAAAGATGTAGCTGACTTACCTAAACAATGTAAGCATGGTTATGTCGTTAAGGTAGCTAATAGTGAAGCTGAAGAAGATGATTACTACGTTAAGTTTGTTGGTAATAATGATAGAGATGGTGATGGTGTATGGGAGGAATGTGTAAAGCCTGGAGATAATACAACTTATGATCCAGCTACCATGCCTATCCAAATTGTAAGGGAGGCTAACGGTACATTCACTGTTCAACAAGTTACTTATGATCCAGCACAGGTTGGAGATACATCAGTAAATGGTACTAACCCTAGAGCTTCATTTGTAGGTAAAACAATTAATAACCTATTGTTCTTTAGGAACAGGCTTGTCATGCTCAGTGATGAGAATGTAATCATGTCTAGACCTGGAGACTTCTTTAACTTCTGGGCTAAGTCAGCTATCTCTTATACAGCTACAGATAACATTGATATCTCTTGTAGTTCTGAATATCCAGCTATTGTTTATGACGGGATACAGGTTAACTCTGGTTTAGTTCTATTCACTAAGAATCAACAGTTTATGTTGACTACAGATAGTGATGTCTTGAGCCCATTAACTGCAAAGATCAATGCACTATCTTCTTATAACTTTAACTATAAATCTAATCCTATCTCACTAGGTACAACCGTAGCTTTCTTAGATAACGCAGGACAATACAATCGTTTCTGGGAGATGACAGCTGTACTGAGAGAGGGTGAACCTAATGTCATTGAACAAAGCAAAGCAATCAGTAAGAGCTTTGATAGTGATATAGATATGGTTGCTAACTCCAGAGAGAATCAAGTTATATTCTTTGGTAAGAAAGGTACAAGTAAGTTATATGGATTTAGATATCACACAACATCTGCTCAACGTATTCAACAAGCTTGGTTTACGTGGGAAGTTAAAGGAGAAATCCAACACATAGCAATGTTAGATGATGCTTTATTTGTCATTGCTAAGGATGGGTCTACCTATTCCATGCAGAGATTCTCAATTAGAGGTCTTAGTGATTCATTAAGTATCATTGATGATCAAGGTACTACTAGTGATACATCTGATGATATTAACTATAGAGTTCATTTAGATAACAGTAAGCAAGTAGAAGCTTCAGCTATTACCTATAGCTCTTCAACAGGTAAATCTACATTCAGTAAGCCATCAGGATTTGATACTTCAAGTACTAACTTAGTTGTTATCTCTTATGATGCAGATGGTGATGATTCAGGTAGATATGCTACTGCTACCATCAATACATCTCCTAATCCAGACACTGTTGAAATAGATGGTGATTGGTCTAGTGAGAATGTTGTACTTGGATATAACTATGATATGGAAGTACAATTCCCTACAATCTACTTACAACAACAATCTAATGAACAGTTTAGATCACAAATACATAGTTCATTAGTTGTACATAGAGTTAAATTTAGCCTTGGTCCATCAGGTTTATATACAACAACTTTATCTAGACTAGGTAAAGATAATTATGTACAAACACATGAATCACCTTTAGCTGATGTTTATAACCCTAACCGTGTAGCAGTTAATAACGTACTGAAAGAAACAGTACCAGTATATGAAAAGAATACAAACCTAACTCTTACCCTTAAATCAACACACCCAACTCCAGCCACTTTATATTCAATGACGTGGGAAGGAGACTATACAAATAAGTTTTATAAGAGTGTCTAAATACATTCATAAGATTACGTTAGAGGCTGCCAAAGAGGTGGCTTCTAACCTACGTCTAGAGGACCGTAGAGAGGTCGAAGAAGGTCATGGGATAGATTCTACCTTAGCATTATTAGACGCTGTTCAGAAGCCCTCCTGTGTGTATTTCACGGTGCCTAGCGGCAAGACTGCCGGAATGGCTGGAGTTGACCCTGGTGGTCAAATATGGATGCTGTGTACTAATGCTATAGAAGAATGCCCTCTTACGTTTGTTCGAGAAGCTAAACGTTATGTCGAAAGACAACCAGATAAGTTACTGTGGAACATCGTTGATAAAAGAAACGTTGTCCATCTTAAGTTACTTAAATTCCTCGGGTTCAAATTTTTACGGGAATTAAAACATGGACCTAACCAACTAACCTTTATAGAGTTTTGCCGTGTGCTTAGGAGCCCAAGCAAGAGCAGCGAATGAAACTGCTCGAAGAAATTACGAATATAATCTCCAAAAAAGAGAAGCTGATTGGATGCAAACACTTAGTATTACTAATACTGAGAGGGTTATGCATGACCAAACTATTGATGCTAGTAACTTAGGTTTATCACAAGTTTATGGTGATATACAAGAAAAATTTGGAGATCAAATAGGACAAGCTTTACAGGAAGATGAAGTCAATTGGAAACAGTTCTTAGAACAAAGTAAGGGAGCTGAATTAGCTGCCTCTGGTAGAACAGGTCGATCCATTGACAGAATAAGTACATTAGATCTAGCTGAGTACTTAAAGAAAGGTTCACGTAAAGCGTATGAACTAACTGAATCTAGAGAAGAACTAACTAAAGCTGGACAGAAAGCAGCTGGTATGGCACGTGCTGAGCAAATGCAAAGTTTTGCTAAGAATGCTATAATCAGGAACCCAGACCTTGCACCACCTAAACCTGTCTATCAGAACGTAGGAGCTGCAGCATTTATGGATGCTTTGAGTATCGCTAGTTCTGTAACTGGTACATATAGATCCATAATAGGTAACTAATGACAATACAATACGATCCACAAAAAGTCACCGACTGGTTGACTCCTTTAGAAAAGGTCTACGCTAGGCAGTCTCAACAATTAGATAGACACCACCAGCAACTTAGAGAAAGAGATAGACAGGAAGAAGCTGCTACTTTTACATCAGCAGATTTCAATAAAATACTTCAAGGTTTTAGTACTTTATCTAAAACTGCAAAAGCTATTTCTACTCAAAGAGAAGAGTCTAAGTATGGAGATTTTCAAAAAGGTTATGAAGCATTAGATATTGATGATCAAACTAAAATTGAACAAATCACATCAGAAACAGATTTATCTTTAAAAGGTACTGATTTAATTTCCAAGCTTAGAAAAAAAGGTGTAAGTGAAGAAGCTTTAGGTTATTTAGAATTAAATGCTGGTCATAAAAATATAAGATTAAAGCGTTTAATGGGTTGGCAAACTTTAGAAAAAAGTATTTCAACTATAGATTCTGAAATTGAATCAAATGAAAAAGAAAAATTAGAGTTTGAACGTTGGGCTAAAGAAGGGAAAACAGATCTTTATTATAAAAATAAAACAAGAGATGCCTTAAGAAAACTTGGTTTAAATGATAAATTTATAGCTACACATTATGGTGATTCAATTGAACAGTTTTCTAATACAAAAGGTTTAACACAAAAACTTGATTATAAAAAAGTTAAATTTGCTCAAGAATTAGAAGAAACTGTATCTACATTTTCTAATTTAAAAGCTAACCCAACACCACTTGCAGCTTCAACAGAATTACATAATTTAGTTAAAACTCAAATATCTATCGATCCTATAAAAGGTAAAAGTAATGCAGTTATATTTTTACATCGTTTAAATAAAGATGGTAAAATAAATAGCACTGTTATAGAAGCCATGAAACAAGGCAAAATAACAGATTTTGACGGAGGTGATGTAGGTGAAAAATTATTTAGTGCAGCTGATTGGAAATATATAGAACAAGGTGAAAAAGAATATCAAACTGCAGTTATTACAGCACATGATGATTCTTGGGCTGCTCAAGGTTTAGCAGCAAGAACAGCTGTAATTAATAATGAATGGGATCAAAATAAATTTAATGATTTTCTACGAATAGCTAAAGATAACGGTCAAGAAGAAAAACAATGGTATAAAGATTTATCTAAAATAAATGTTAATAGACAAAACCAAGCTGTTTATGAAGATGAAGCTAAACAATTAATTGAAATAGCAGAATCAGGTAATTTAGAATATTTAAAAGATGAAATGGAAGGAGCTACAAATTCAGCAGCTAAAGATGCAGCTGAAGATGAAATTCTTTTCCAAGAGAAACATCGTAAAAGACTAAAATATTCAGAACGGTTTTTAGATATTAAAGTTTCTGAAGGATTAAAACTTACTTTAAAAACAGATGAAGATTTAAACTGGAAAGGTGTTGGTGTTAGAAATGATTTATTAGCATATTTTAGAAAAGATTTTGTAGCAAGAATTAAGGCAGATCCAAATAATCCTAATACTTTAAATGAGTCAATGGCTGCTGTAAATGATTATTGGGAAGCAAACGGTGGTGCTAAAACAGATGGTACTGGAAAGTTTTCACCAACTTCTAATGGTACTTATGATAATTTTAATAGATATAGTGGTTTAAAATCTGATGCATATTCCGAGTTAAACACTGTTGCTACGGAATCAAAAGTTAACAAATATACAGATAGAGTAAACACAGCTTGGAATAGAGCTAAGAATAATCCTAATACAAAAGGTGAGAATATTATACAACGTGTTTTAAATACACCTGAATCTATATTAGATAAAGAAGATATAATAGCTGCATATGAAAACACTACAATTTCATCAGAAGTTAGAATTAAAGCTAGACAATTAGGTATTACTCCTGTTCAATTATTAGAGTGGCAAACTAAAGCTTTAATAAATGGAGGCGATACTTATAAAGAAGTAGTAGATTTATTTGATTTAAAAAATAAAGAATTACCAGATCCTGAAAAAGATTTACAGGAAATGGTTGATAATAAGGATTTATATTATCTTTTAAGAAGGGTTGGTATTGAAAACACTACACCAAAACAAAGGTTTAGATTATATCAATATCTTGAAAATCG